CCCGGCCAGCTGACCAGGGCGTCAAAGCCCGTGCCGTCGCCCATCCAGCATTCCATCACGCGGACGCCGGACCAGTCGCGCTTGATCGGGGGCACGAAGTTCTTCCGGACGAATCGCGCGCCGTCTCCGCCGCGGTGGCGGGTCTTGTAGGCGTCGGGGATGGATTCGAGGATGCGGGCGATGGTGCGGGTGGAGAGGGCCGGGAGGGCCCTCACCCCGGCTTCGCCACCCCTCTCCCGTCCGACGGTAGAGGGGGAAAAAGTGAGGGCGTTCTTCGCGCGGACCCGGCGCTCGAACTCGTAGGCCTTGGCGACCTGGACGATCGTCGGCGACACGCGGGTGTCGTAGAGCGTCTTGACCAGCGTCAGGACCTCGACGTCCCACTTGGCCGCGTTGCGATTGCCGAAGCGCTTGTCGCGGAGGCTGATGCCGGGAGCGCGGGAGCCTGTCCCGAGCGGAGCCGATGGGTCCTCACCCGCTTCTTCCGGAGCAGACGGGGACGTCTGCGCTCCCAGGTCCGCCCGGTACGCCGCGAGCCAGCGCTGGAGGGTCCGGACGCTCTTGCCGGTCTCGGCGGAAGCGGCCGCGATCGCGGCGTTGCGCTCGGCGGCGGTTTTGAGCGCGGCGATGGGGGCGATGATGGAGGAGCGGCGATCGGCGCCGGGAGCGCCGGTGTCCCCACCGGCCGGAGCAGACGGGGACGTCTGCGCTCCCAGGGGACCGTCGGCGGCGTTCATCCCGATCACGTCGTCCAACCGGACCTTCACGCAGATCCCGCCCCGGACGGCCTCGGAGATCGTCGGCCAGTTCTTCTCGCCGGCGATCTGGCGGACGCGGCGACCGGAAAGGCCGACGAGCTGCCCGGCCCTCTCGCACGTGATCCACGCCTCGGTGTAATCGAGGCTGAACGGTGCGTTCATGGCGGACAGCTCGGCGATCATGCGGCCTTTCCTTTGCGGAGGACGAAGGCCTTGAGGGCTTGAAAGGGCTGGTGAAAACGCGACCCGCAGTGGTCACACACACAAGTGCGCTCGATGGTGTCGGGCGCGCCCATGTTGGCCTCGAAGCGGCTCTTGACGATCCGCCCGGTATGCCGATGGCAGACAGGGCATTCGTGAAATGTGCGGCTACGCTTGGTCACAGCCACGCCTCCCGGAAGACGCGGGTCTGCGGCAGGTTCTCGTGAAGGCTGGCCAGGAAGAGGTTGTCGTCGTCGATCGTGGAGCCCTCGACCTCCGGCTCGAACGCGAAGCAGGACTCCACCACGCGGGCCTCGACGGAAAAGAACGAGTAGTCCCGGGGCTTCCCGGTCATCGTCTGCCACTGACCCGCCGCGCAGCGGACGCGCTTTTCGCGCTGGCCGGGTTTGCACTTGGGAGTGGCTTTCCAGAAGATGCGGCAGTTGTGGCACGTGGCGCAGGCGATCATGAGTTTCGCCCCACCATCGTCATGAGCATCTTGGTCATCTCCATCTGCTGGCCGAGAAAGGCGACCAGGATGTCGGTGAGTTCGGGGCGTTGCGCGCCGTTGAGACGGGGCGCGGCCACAGAGGGCGGGTCGCAGTACTTCACTTCGCCGTCGAGCAGGCGCATGGACCAATCGATGATCGCCTGCCGATCGTCCATGGAGAGGCTGCGTGAGGACACGGCAAGATCGCCCATGACGGTCGGATGGATGTAATTCATCTGCCGACCGTCGACGGTGCAGCGAACGACGCGCCCGTCGTGCAGGGCCGTCAGATACGAGTGGCGTTCGCTGATCAGCCCGCCCTGCGCTTGGCGCAGATTGAAGACGGGGGCAAGGCCGTTGACGGCGATGTACGGGACGCCTTCCAACAGGATCGCCGCCAGCGAGTCGCCGAAAGGCCCGGCGACCCACACCGGCTCGCCGATGACCTTGCGACCTTCGACACCGTGGTGGTGGCGGTTTTTCGTCCAGCGGGTCGGGCTGGGTGGGCGGCCCAGCCGCGTCGCTTTCAGGTTCCCCGTCCGGTAGGCTTCGATCAGGTGCGCGGCCCAGACCTTGAACCGGATCGCCGACTCGGTGCCCGACTCGAAGATGATCATCGAAAGGCCGATGGGGGAGAGAACCGTAGTTTCGTAATCCCGATGCACACCCCCCAACTTGACGGGTATGGAAAACTCCTGGATGTGCGGGTTGCGCTCGATGATCTTGTCGATGGCTTTTTGCGGATCGGCATAGCCCAGCAGCTCGCCGATGGCGCGGCGGGTGAAATGGGGCGTGCCGTTCACCGAGCAGGATTCGACCAGCTCGACGTTTTCAAACGAGAAGCGGGTGAGGGATCGGGTGGCGGGTTCGGGTTTGGCGTAGGCCGCGCCGCCGTCAGGGTTTGCGTGGCCGTTGCCGTTGCCGTTGTTCGGGAAAGAGGTCTGGTTCATGATGCACTCCGAAGGTAGGCGGGGGCCGGCACCGCCAGTACCGGCCCCCTATTGGGTAAGTGCGCCATGAGACCCGGGGTCCCCACCCCGTTTCGATTTTCGTGGTTGCGTCGGGTTTTCGGTCTACCAGGTCTCATGTCGGGCTCCCTGGCGGGGAGAACAAAATCAAGCCCTGGTGGTCTGTAACCTCACCGGCGCTGGATTTTGTAGGTTTGGAAAGAACCGAAACGTGCTATGCTTCAATCACAAGGACAGGCTTACCATGCCTGAATCACAGTGTCAACGGAAATTGTGCTCGAATCACAATTTGGGGAAAGATTGAAAACTGCGCGGGTTCAACTGCGCGTTTCCCAGTCGGAATTTGCCCGAAAGATTGAAGCAACTCCGGGCCATATCTCGAAGTTGGAAGCAGGGCGGGTTTCGTTTTCGAGCCGACTGCTGTCGTCCATTGAGTCGGCATGGGGTATTTCGAAAAGCTGGCTTGAAACCGGCGAGGGCCCGATGTTCAGCGGTGGTCAGGTTGCCGTCGGGCAGGGCTTTCGTCGCATCGACGTTCCGGTGTTTCGGCTGGCCGACATCGCGAGGCTAGGCGAGTCCGAGCCGGTGGAGACTATCCGCGTCGGCCTGATGGGCGATCGGTCGGGCGCCGCCCCCGTCGCCTTTCTGCTCGACGACGAAACCGCCGCGAATTTGGGCGCTCCGATGGCCGCGGGGGACTACCTGCTCTTCGACACGGCTGTCCATAAGGTGCGCGACGACTGGTACTACATCGTTGAAATCGATGGGGAAATCCGCGTCGTGAAGGCCTATCCAGCGGACGGGCGGGTGATCGTGACGATCGGCCAGCGGATGACGATCAAAGACGATCTGACCGTGTACGGCAGGGCGTTTCACCGTGTGTCGTCGCAGCCCTTTGATTCGGTTCTCTGACTAGCCCGCGCACTGCGTTCGCGGCTCTGACGAGCTGACCCCTGACCCCTGACCCCTGGCCCCTGATCACTTCCGAAACGCCTGCTCGATCCGGGCGGCGACATCCTCGCCGAGCTCGTCGACGAACAGCTGCTCGGCCTCCTCCCGCACGGCGTCCCAGGCCCGCTCCATGTAGGGGTTCGGCTTGACGCCCGGATGCATCACGCCTTTCACCACGACGTCGCCGGCGCTGATCTGTTGCGCCGTGTAATGTGATTCGAATTCGCCGGTAAATTTTTTCCCGAATGAACGCATCGTAACGGTGTGCCGATGGACGCCGGGCGTCCTCGTGATGAGCGTAAAATCGCCCGCCGCGCGCTGGTTGCCACCGGATTTGCCCTTGAATCGCAGGGCCTTTTTGGTCCTGGGCCGGATGGGATAGGGCGCCTTGTTCGGACCCCACAGGCCGGTGCCCTCGTGAACGAAAAGCCCGTAATCCACCGTCGGGCCGACGGCGACGTTGAGCGGCCCTTCGGCCTGGACGACGATGGATCGCGCCAGGTCGGTGGTGTCTTTCGGCGCTTCTTCGTACGCCTCGTTGCGCAGAAGCTCGCCGACCTGGAGCAGCGTGCGGTGGGCCTTTTGGATAAAGTCGTCGGGCATGGGGCCTTCCTGTCATTCCGACCGGACCCCGAGCGCAGTCGAGGGGGAGTGGAGGAATCCCTTTGTGGTTCCGGACTTTCCCGTCAAGGGGTTCCTCGACTTCGCTCGGAATGACAAAATTTAAAAGCGCAGCCGCCGCTCCAGCGCGTCCAGGCTGGCGGCGACGCGGGCGTTGGCGGCCGCGGCGGACGTGTCGGTCTCGCCGTAGCCCAGCTCGCCGCGCGCCTCGTCGGGGCTGATGATGCCCGCTCCGGCCAGCGTCGCCAGGGCCTCGGCGTCTTCCTTGCCCGTCGTGATGTCGATCTTGTCGAAGGTCAGCGGCGGCAGGCCCAAAGTCCGCCCGGGGCCGGTATTCCAGGCCCGCGCGATCTTTTCGCGCAGCGGCTGGAGAACGACCTGATCGAAGATCATGATCTGCCCCGCCACCTCTCCGCCGCCGCCCAGAGCGCCCGACGCCATGATGCCCAGGATCCGCGGCGGCACGCCGTGGGCGGCCACGATCTCGTCGCGGTTGTCCATGCGCAGCGTGTGGTAGCTGCCGTCCTTGGCCTCGTCGGCGAGGCGCTGCCATTCGACCTTCACGTTCGGGTCGTTCATGGCCAGGTAGAGCAGGCGTCCGGCGTTCTCCGGGCCTTTGAAATTGTCGCTCAAAAACTCGGTGATTTTCTCCTCGACCTTTTCGTCGGGCTCGCCGCCGGTGATCGACAGCGCCCAGGGCGGGACGGCGTTGTTGTCGAAGTGGGCCGAGTTCCACTGGAGGGCTTTCTGGTCGAGCTCCATCGCGGCGACGGCGGCCATCCAGGGCGGAATGCCGTAGTGCCGGTGGACCATATTCAGCGTGCGCAGGTGGACCAGTTCGTTGCCCTCGCCGACGCTGGAATCGAAGGCGCGGAACCGGACGATGCGGGGGTCCGTGGGCTCGGCCCGGTGCTTGAATCCCTCGCCGTTTTTGAGAATCCAGAAGGTCTGCGGCAGCGCCGGAAACCATTCGGCAATCGCCCCGTCCGGCGAGCGCGTGAACTCCCAGTAGGCGTTGCCGCAGCCCCGTAAACATTGGGCGGCAAAGGCGAAAAGGTCCGACGCGCCGAACGGCCCGGCGACGGTTTCGATGGCCTCGCGGGCCTTGCGGTCGGCCTCGTCGGAGTCGGCCTCAAAGGAAAACCCGACGCCCACCGCCGCCGTCGCGATGACCTCGATGCAGCGCGCGTGCCAGACGGAAAGCCCGGGCAGCGTAACCAGGGTGTCGAAGGGCAGCGGCCAGTTCCAGCACTCGGCGTCCAGGCTTGCCTGATCGCGCCGGTCCTGCTGGGCAGTGGTCTTCCGGATGAAAGCCTTGACGACGGACTTGAGACTCATGGCGACAGAAAACCGCGTTTCTCTTTTGGTGCATAGAGAAAATACGGACACCTAAATCCGCAAAATATAGATATCCGGTTTTGTCCTGGACGGGCTTCTCTGTTCGGGCATGGTGGACTCGCACAGGAGAAGGCATGCCGTACCGGCTCAAAAACGCGCGAGTGCTGTTCATTTCGGTGGTCAAGGACCCCGCGACAGGGCGGCAGTTTCTGTTCAAGAGCGGCGACGGCGCGCCTGTATTCGACCATTCCATCGAGTTCCGCAAGGCCGACGACGACCGCCAGATCATCTACGGCGTGGCCTACCCCGCGGGCGACACGGAGCGCCTCGACGCCCACGGAGACTTCGCAACGCCGGACGACGTCCGCGCGATGGCGGAAGATTTCATGCGGACCGGACGGGTCATCGCCGGGGTGGACCGGGATCACGATTACCGGCCGATCGACGCCTTCGTGGCCGAGAGCTGGATCGTTCGCAAGGGCGATCCGATGTTCGGCGATCCGGCCGACGAGGGGGCCTGGGCCGTCGGCGTGAAGATCGCCAGCAAGAGCCTCTACGACGAGTTCAAACACACCGGCTATCGCGGCTTCTCGATCGCGGGAACGGCGGAGCGGGTCGAGGTTAAAAAGTCGTCAGTTGCCAGTCGTCAGTCGCCAGCGGACGAAAGCCTGCTGTCCAAGATTCGCAAGTTGTTTTCGAAGGAGGAAGAGATGTCCCAGGACGTGAAAGACGCGATCGCGGAACTCGCGAAGCAGGTCAAGGAACAGGGCGAAAAGATCGCGGCCCTGGGCAAGAGCGGAGAGAAGCCGGTCGAAAAGCCGGTCGAGAAAAAGGCCGGTGAGGACACCGGCGCTCCCGGCATGACCGAGTTCGAAAAGAAGCTTCTGGCCCGCATCGACGCGCTGGAGAAGTCCGGCAAGCCGGACGAGCGCGGCGCGCTGGTCAAGGCGCTCAACGACGCCATCGACGCCGGAGACCTCGCCGCGGTCAAGACCGCGCGGGACGCTCTGGCGGAGTTCGACAAGGCCGGTGGGGACACCGGCGCCCCCGAAGATACCGATTCGGTCCAGAAAAAGCTCGCCGAGATCGGCAAGCGCCTGGACGAGATCGGCAAGACGAAGCCCGGCAGCGCCCAGGTCGAGGCGACGGAGAAGGCGAACGGCGCCGTCTCCAAGGGCATCGGCATTCTGTAATCACCCGCCGGATCGCGCGAGCGGCCCGGCCTGTTCGAAACGAGGAACGAGGAGACTGACATGGATCGCTTGAAAGTCCTGCTGGCGATGATCACGGGCCTGACCAAGGGCGCGATCACCCCCGAATCCCTTTCGGTCTCCGGCGCTCTGGAGCCCGAAATCGCTTCCCAGTTCGTCGACCTGATGACCAAGGAATCCGGGTTCCTGTCGCGGATCACCACGCGCAAGACCCGCAAGCTCACCGGCACGATCAAGCTGTTCGACATCGAGCCGCGCTTCCTGGTCCGCGTGGCCCAGGGCAGCGACCCGACGTCCGGCCAGCTCGCCGAGCCCACGCGGGACGAGGTCGACTTCGCTCCGAAGAACGTCAACGCGTTCTTCCAGCTGCTCTACGACACGATCCGCGACAACCAGGACAACCCGCAGTTCGAGCAGCAGTTCGAGGCCATGATCGCCCGCCGCTTCGCCCGCGACATCGTGGTGCTGGGCTTCGAGGGCGTGGCCGACGACTACGCCGGGTCCGCCTTCACCGCCCTGAACAAAGGCTGGAACCAGCGCGCGAAGGATGACCTGCCCGCCGGACAGCTGGTCGACACGGTCGGCGAGACGTCGATCCTCGACATCTTCGACCTGTGCATCGCGGCCATGCCGGACAACTACCGGATGCGCGGCGAGACCACCTTCGTCGTATCCCCGACCGACTACGACCGCTTCGTGCAGGAGATGTCGGTCACCGGTTATCAGGTCCTCGAACAGGCCAAGCTGACCGGCACGCTGCCCTCCTACAAGGGCTACCCGGTCCTGGAAGTGGTCGAGGCGGTCAGCGACGAGATCCACTTCGGCCCGCTGGCGAACTTCGTCTACGCGGTGCTGATCAGCTCCATCGAGCGCGGCCGTCAGGTCGACGCCATCAAACGCTGCATCGACTACGCCTACGAGATGCCGTGCGACTACTTCATCGGCGTCCCGAAGGCCCACGTGTTCGCCTACAACCAGGGCGGATCCTGATTCAAGGTCTGAGGACCAAGGCCCGGGCAGCCGGGCCTTCTTCCTCAGGGCTTGACCCCCTGAAAGGCTTCCGGCGCCTGGAGCGGCTTCACCCCCGTGGACCGCTCCGAAGCCGGTGAATGGAGTCGAAAGTGGCCATTGCGACGACAACCAACATGCGGGAGCTGGCGGGCTGGACAACGGCCGTCACCGACGCGCGGTTGACGCCGCACCTGAACTCGGCCGCCCGGGAGCTGAAGACGTGGCTGGGAGCGGACATTTACGAGCAGGTTTCGGATGACGACGGCGACGACTTCGCCAACGCCGCCGAGGTCGAGGCGTGTCTGGCCATCGCCTACGCCCTGCCGAGCCTGATGACCTTCGCGATTGCCGACGGGCCGACGGTGCCCAAGGACGTCGAGGAGATCGGGTTCCAGTTCCTGACCCCGGACCAGGTCAATACGGCCGTCGAGGTCTGGAAGAGCCGGGCCGAGCGCGTCTACCGCGGATGGGAGTGGCCCGCCGTGGACGACGAGGGCGAAGCGACGACGAAGACGCCGATCGGGATGCACGCGGTTTGAAAGGATGAAGGCTGAAGGATGAAGGCTGAAGTTCTGAATCACAAACTCGACATCGCCGCCGCCGCGAAGACGCACGGCCTGGACCCGGCGCTGGTCGCCGCGGTGGTCGAGTGCGAGTCGGCCGGCCAGCCCGGCGCGATGCGCTTCGAGCCGTTGTATCGCTACACCGATCCCCGCGCGCCCAAACCCGCGATCTCGTCGCGCGACACCGACATCGTCGCGCAGAAAATCAGTTGGGGCCTCATGCAGGTCATGGGCGGAACGGCACGGACGGAACTGGGTTACACCGGATGGCTACCCGACCTGTGTGCGCCGGCGATCGGCCTCGATCTGGGTTGCCGCTATCTCGCGCGCCTGATCACCCGCCACGGCGAGGACGGCGGCGTGTCCAGCTACAACCAGGGCAGCCCCCGCAAGAACCCCCACGGCCGCTACCTCAATCAGCCCTACGTCGACAAGGTCCTCGCGGCGAAAGCCACGTACGCCGCTGCGTTTGCCCTCACCCCCGACCCCTCTCCCGTCGAACGGGCGAGGGGGGATGAGGCCATCCCCGCGACGACGACCCCCGACAAGCCGCTCACGAAAAAGGGCAAGGGCAAATGAGCGAAGACCTGCCCGTCACCAACGGCGAGTTCAAGGGCGGCGTGAACGCTCGCCTGGACGCCATCCACACCGATCTGATGGAGCTCAAGGGCGACGTCCGATCGCTGTGGAAGGCCGTGAACCTGTCGCTGGAGCGGCAGGCGTCGCTGGCGACCCACGTCAAGATCCTGTGGGGCGGGTTCGGGTTTCTGATCGCGACCATCGGCGCGCTGGCGATCAAGGTCATCTTCTACTCGGGGCCGGGGGCGGCATCGTGAGCACCTTCGAGCAGCTCATCCGCGCGGATCTGATGGGGGCCGTCAAGACGGCCTACCCGTTGTGGCCGCGCGACGCGAAGAGCGAGCCGGAGAACTGCCGCGTGCTGCTGACCGAACGCGAGTTCGACCGGGAAAACTACCGGCGCTACGCGGTCGCCGTCGAGACCACGCCCAAGAAGCTGGTCGTTTACGAGGTGACCGCCGACGTCATCGCGACGGCGCAGCTGGAGATCCGATCCAGCGCGACCCCGGATGTCGAACTGCTGACCGAACAGATACTGAACGCCGATTCCCTGTTGTGGACTTGGCGCGGCAACAGCGTCCGGGTCGAGCGTTTCCTGCGCCGCACCCGCTTGAACAACAACGACGAATCCCTGCGCGAGGTTTTCTTTGTGGAATACCGCGCGCCGTACTTCAAAGCCAAGAACGTCCCGCTGATCGAGGCCGAGTCCTGGTTCGACGGTTGGGAGTTCGCGGTCGAGCCTCCGGTCGAGCCGGACGGCGAGGGGGACTGACATGCCCGTGTGGTCCGGCGTTTACGAAAACCTCTCCAACGGCAACCTGGGCATCCTGCCCACCTCTCCCGTCGGAACGATCGTCGCGGTCGGCCCCTGCCAGACCGGCGTCGTCGGCGACATCTACCTCTACGGCCCGGCCGATAAGGGCGCGATCCTCGGCGAGCTCGGCTACGGCGACCTGCCCATGCGGCTGCTCAATTTCTTCGAGCTCGCCGGGCAGAACGCCAAGGCCATCGTCGTCCCCGCGGATCCGGATGTCGCCGGGGCGATCAGCGACGTCATTCAGGGTACGGGCTCCGGCTCGGCGCCGGCGGCGACGACGAGCGGATCTCCGGTCGGCGCGTTCCGGATCTCCGTCGAGATCCTGACCGGCGGCGCCCACGGCACGGCGACTTTCCGGTGGAGCCCCGACGGCGGGACCACCTGGTACGGCCCGATCGCCACGCCCGCCATCGCCACGCCCTACGCCCTGTCGCCCACCGGCGTGTCGGTCGCGTTCGCCTCGGGGACGTTCCTCGCCGGCGACACCTACGACTTCGACACCGAGGGGCCGGGCTGCACCGCCTCGTCGCTGCTGGACGCCCTCGACATCGCCAAGGACTCGCTGCTTCCCTTCGAATACGCGGTGGTCATGACCCCGACGGTCGCGGCGACCTGGTCCTCCCTGGACACCTGGGCCGAGGGCCTGTTCGACGAGCACAACCCGATCCGCGTGCTGACCGAGGCCGAGCTGCCCGACTTCGGCGAGACCGCCGCCGACTTCGTCACGGCCCGCGCCGCCGAGATCGCCTCCTTCGCCAGCGACCGCGTGAGCATTTGCGTTGGGACGGTCGAGGTCTCCGGCTCCGACGGCAAAACGTGGGTGGTGGGACTCTCGGGCCTGGTCGCCGGTCTGATCGCCGGGTTCCCGGTCCAGCGCTCGGTTGGTTCGACCCGATACGGGCGGCTGTCCCCCGTCACCAAGTTTGTCCCGGCGATGACCGAGGCGCAGATCAAGACGCTGGACGAGGCGCGCTACGTCGTCGCCCGCCGCTACGTCGGTTTGGTTGGCTTCTACGTCAACAACGGAAACATCGCCTCCGAGTCGATCAGCGACTATCAGGCCATCGAGGTCGGCCGCGTGATGGACAACGTGATCCGCAACCTGCGCGTCACGGCCCTGGGCTACGTCCATTCCGAGGTGCTGGTGGTCAACGGCGTCGCCGACCCGTCGGGGCTCAAGGCCCTGGAAGGCGCGTGCCAGGGAACGCTGCGCAACCTCGCCGCGACCTTCAGCTCGGCGCGCATTGAGATCCCCGCCGGGCAGGACGTGATCGCGACCAGCCAGATCGACGCCACGATCACCGTCGTACCGTTGGGGTACGCCAAGAAGATCAACCTGACCTTCGGCCTGGCCAAGGTCTGATCCGGGAGACGCCATGCCCATTAACGGCACGTACTACTCGTGGGAAGACATCACGGCCCTGCTTCCGAACGGGCCGCAGATCGACATCGAGTCGATCGAGTATTCCGACGAGCGCGACATCGAGCACGTCTACGGCCAGGGCGCGGCGCCCCGCGGCGTCGGTCGCGGCAACTACAAGGCCGAGGGCAAGGTCACGCTGCGCAAGGAGGGCTACGACTTCCTGCTGGTGTGGGTCGCGACGACGGGAAAGTCGATCTACTCGATCGCGCCTTTCACGATCACCGTGGCCTACATGAACACGGACAACGGCCTGCGCTCCGATCAGATCCTGGGGGTGCGGTTTAAGAAGAAGGGCAAGAAGGCCGCCCAGGGCGACAAGAGCTTCAGCGTCGACCTGGAGTTCATCGCCGAGGACATCGAGGAGAACGGCGTGTCCTCCAGCCAGGGTCTGAACCTGCTCTAACCAACCGATCCCCGGCCGAGGCCGGGGGTCTTTTCCACGGGGGAACCCATGAATCCGGCCGCGATCGACCTGAACGAAATCCGAAACGCGAACCCCGACGCCATCGTGCTCGACTCCGAGCAGGAAGGCGTCGTCCACACGCTGGCCTTCCGCCGGCCCCAGCGGCCGGACGTCAACCTCGTCTTCGGCGGGGGCGGCGCGAAGTTCAGCAAGAACGCCCACAACTTCGTCATGAACTGCCTGATCGCCCCCGATCGCGGCCACGCGACGGCGCTCTTCGAGCGCTACCCCGGCCTGCCGATCGCTTTGGCGGGTCAGCTGCTGGAAGTCGCGGGCTTGAAAGAGGCGGACCTCCGCCCTTTGTCGTAGAGCCGGAGCAGCTCGCCGAGGACCTGGTCCGCGTGCTGCTCCGCGAGGAGCCCGCGGACGATTGGGAGGAATGGCGGATGCAAACGGCCCGGCTTCAAAAGCTCATCGAATTCGGACGGGACCTGATCGCCGTGGCCGTGAACAAGGGCATGGGCGGAGAGGACTGACGTGGCGACGAAGCGCTCACCCATCCAGTTCATCCTGTCGATCATCGACAAGGTGAGCTCGCCTCTCGACAAGATCGAGGGCAAGGCCGAGGCCACGCGGGCGGCGGTGGACCGCCTGTCCGGGGCCTTCGAGTCGGTGAGCGCCGCCGGGCGCCGGGTGGCGGCCGTCGGCGTCGTGATGACGCTGCTGGCCGCTTCGACGGTCAAGGCCTACGCCGACGTGCAGTCGGCCTCGCTGCCCTTGCAGACGGTGGTCGCCTCGACGATGGGCGGCGTCGAGCAGTCGATGGCCGCCGCGACCGCCGCCGCGAGGGATTGGTCCGCCCGGCATAAGCAGTCCGCGGCCGAGTTCCTGACCGCCAGCTACCGCATGGCCTCTGCCGGCCTTAACGACATCCAGGCCATCGAGGGCACGCGCACGGCGATGGCCGTGGCGACGGCGACGATGGGCGACGGCGTCCAGACGGCCCAGGCCCTGGCGACCACCTACAACGTGCTGGGCGACAAGACGGCGGACGTCGCCGCCGAGATGGGACGTCTGGGCGATCTGCTCACGATCACCCAGCAGCGCTTCCAGTTCGCGGATCTGAATCAGCTGACCGAGGGGCTGAAATACGCGACCCCGACGGCCAAGCAGTTCGGCGTGAGCCTGGAGCAGACGCTGGCCGTGCTCGGCGAGCTCAACTCGGCCGGCATCACGGGCGGCCAGGCGGGCACCGCCTACTCGGCGGCGCTGCGCACAATGAACAAGGCCGCCGGCGAGCTGGGCTTCACCGTCCAGCGCACGGCGGACGGGCAGCTGGACCTGATCGCGACCATCGGCGAGATCGCGGCGAAGTACGGCAACCTCGCGGCGGCGACGCCCGAGGTGCAGGACGCTTTTCAGAAGGCCTTCGGAGACGAGGGCGTCCGGATGATCGCCCTGCTGATGGAAAAGGCCGAGCTGCTCAAGGTCGACCTGGACGCCGTGACGAATTCTGCGGGAGCTACCGCCAAGTCGCTGGCGATCATGGAGTCGGGGCTCGGAGCCCAGTGGCAGATATTTAAAAACTTGGTCGGCAACGCCGCCGCCGCGATGGGGAAGGAGTTGGCCCCGGCTGCGCGTGTGGTCATCGGCCTGCTTTCCTCAATGGCAGAATGGTTCGGCGAGATGGCCGAGGCTCACCCGACTTTGATGAAAATCGTCGCGTGGGGATTGCTGCTGGGCGGAGTGGTCATGACCGTTGTGGGCGTTCTGCTGATGATGGTCGGGGCTTTGGGGCATCTGGTCACCTTTGCGCTCGGCGGTTTTGGCGGTCTGGCGCAGCTGCCGCTCTTGCTCCGCGTCATGCGCAACTGGGCGCAGGCGGCTGGCTTTGTCATCCGTGGCACGCTGGTGACGGCGCTGCGCACGGCGGCGACCTCGGCCTGGGGCTTCGCGGCGGCGCTCGCCGCCAACCCCCTCACCTGGATCGTCGTGGGCGTGGCGCTTGCCGCCGCGCAGATCTACCTGCTCGTCAAGCACTTCGACCAGGTCAAGGCGTGGCTGTCCGGCGTCCCCCAGTGGGCGATCTTCGCGTTTCAGGCCTTCATGGGTCCGATCGCGGCGGTCTACGGCGCGGCGGCGACGCTGATCAAGCAGTGGGACAAGGTGAAGGCGTTCTTCACGGGCCTCGGCGAGTGGTGGCGAGGCGCCGGCGCCGGGTTCGTGAACGCTTTCATCGAGGGCATCAAGGGCGCGTGGTCCGGCGGGATCGCCGCGATCCGCGAGCTGTTCATGAAGCTGCGGGCCTATCTGCCCTTCTCCGACGCGAAGACCGGGCCGCTGTCCGACTTGACCGCCTCGGGCAAGGCCTTCGCCGTCACCTTTGCCACGGGCGTGCAGTCCGGCGACGACGACGTCGAGGGCGCCGTCGGCCGGGCGATGGGCAAGGCGCGGCCCCGCCGCTCGGTGAACGTGCGCGGCGGCAACAAGATCGGCGCGGTCAACATCACGGTCAACGGCGGCGGCCGGTCCAGCGACCGGGACATGGAGGCGGCGCTGGGCCGCGTGCTCCGCCGCTACTCCTGGGAGATGGCGTAATGGCCGGCAGCGCCTACAGCGACATCATCGACTACACGATGCTCGTGGCGGGCACCGCGGGGTCGCTGCTGGGGCTGCTGACCAATCCCGAGGTCGACGACGATCCGAGCCGGTTGTACCTCGACGACGTGCCCATGCCCGGAATTGTCCAGGGGGAGGACGTGCGCCAGGACATCGAGTGGGAGCAGGTCCCCATCGAGGGGCGCTCCGGCTCGGTGAAGCTCTACCACGGCTACTCGGACGCCGACGTCCGGCTCACGCTGCGCCTGACCACCGACGATCCGGACCAGAGCATCGCCGAGATCATCGGCGAAGGGCTGTCGGGCGATCTGGCGGCGCTGTACGGCTCGCTGTTCGCGGCTCCGGGGATGGCCCAGACCGCGCTGCAAAAGCTCTCCACCCTCGACGCCTTCTTCAAGATGTTCGCCAAGGGCGGCGTCGCCCACCCGCGCATCTTCAAAATCGGCCAGGAGCACGTGAACGCGCGGGGCATCACGAAGGTGCAGTTCTCGGGCTTCGGGTCCTTCCGCAGCTCCAGCGATGACACGGTGGACGTCGAACTGACGTTCATGGAGTACGAACCGGCGATGGTGCTCTACGAGACCGGCGCGGCCGCTCCGCCGCCCGATCCGCCGGCGCCCGCGCCCGATACGACGGATCCGTTTTGAGAAGGATGAAGGCTGAAGGATGAAGGCACGTCATTCTGAACGAAGTGAAGAATCTCCGCCGGAATCGGCCGAGGCCCTTCGTTGCGCTCAGGGTGACGTGAAGCGGGGGACGATGTGACGACGTTCGAAACAATTCTGGTGGCCCTCGGGGCGATGGGGATGTTCGCGATGGGCTACGCCTCCGGCGCTCATTTCACCTGGCGCAACGTGCGCCGGATGATGGTCGAGACCGTGGCCTTCAAAACGGCGGCGCAGGCGCGGGCGAAGGGAAAGAAGGGATGACCGCTGTCGCCCTCCGCTTCGAATGCACGGCGCTGGGGCTCAAGGCCCTGCACCGGCCGTGCGACGCGCAGGTCGAGCGCAACGTCACGTATTGCGTGAACTGCGACCGGACGCCGCTGCGGAGCCTGGACGGAGAGGTCTCGGTTCCGGTGGACCTGGAGATCTCGCTGCGCGGCGCCGATCCGTGCGCCTGCGGCGGCGCGCTGAAACTGTCGATCAACCGCTTCAAGCGGTCGGCGTCCGTTGAGTGCCAGGCCTGCGGCCGTGTCGGCCGTCCGGGCAAAACCAAAGACGAGGCGATCGCCCACTGGAACGATCGCCCCAAACACGGGGGAGAGAAGATGGGAACGGCTCTGGAACGGCTTTTTAGCAAAGGCGGCTCTGGCGACGGTCATGTGAAAACCGTGATGGTGAAGATCGACGCGGCCACTCACGAGCGCTTTAAAGCCCTTTGCGTCGACAGGGGCGTGTCGATGAACGACGTCGTGGCGGCGCTGATCGTCGACTTCAACGCTTCGATGGCCAAACCGAAAGGCTGATATGGCGGACGGCGACCTCCAACTCGACGAATACGGCGACCTGGTCATCGGGGCGGGCGGCGAGCCCGCGCTTGTCGAGGGCATGGACACGCTGGTTCAGGACATCCGCCATCGGCTGATGACGGTGAAGGGGTCGCTGCCGGCCGATGCGGAGTACGGCGGCGACCTTCCGCTTTATCTGCACCAGGAGGGGCGGGCGTCGAACCTGCGCGGCATGGTTTCCGCGCTGTCCGAGGAGCTGAAGAAGGAGACGCGGATCCTGCCCCAGCGCACGCAGATCACGCCGTTGCAGGTCGACCGCGACACGTTGTCGCTGCGCATCGAGTTCGTCCGCGCCCAGGACCTGACCCCGGGCAGCCTGGAGGTGGCCCTGTGATCCAGAACGCCGCAAATATCATGGCCTTGGCGATGATCTTCATGGCGTTCTGGTCACTCGTGAACGGGGGTGATAGTTGATCGCCACCTCCGTCGTCATGGCGCCCTACGCGATCGTCACTTTGGGCGGGGTCGAGGTCGAGGCCCGCCTGGGCGACTACCGGGCGCTGAAGTCCGTCGTCTCTCCGTCGGGTTCCGCCAACGTGACGCTGGCGGCCAAGGGCGGTGTGATCAGTCCGGCGCTCGACGCCTTTCTCGCGGCGGCGCCGGGCGAAAAGCCCTTCCTGCCGTTCACGCTGGAGACGGGCTACGCCGAGATCGGCGGGCGCGTGGTCTTCACCGGCCACGTCAACAAGGCCACGCCGAAAGAGGGCGGGCTGCTGGTGGAGATCGAGGCGCTGGACGATCTGGCCCTGCGGCGCTTCCAGTACAAAAAGTCCGAGTTCGCGGCCACGCTGCCGGAGATCATCGAGGAGATCGTTGTGGATTCCGCGATCGCCGACCACGACATCGGCGTGACATCCGGCGTGATGGAGCACGCGGTTCAGGACGGCACGTCGCCTCTGGACCTGCTGTCGAGCCTTCAGAGCAACCGGGAGTTCGAGATCCCGTTCACGTGGTACTGGACCGCCTTCGGCAAGTTCGTTTGGCGGCCGTGGACGCCGCCGGCGCAGGACCAGGTGTTCACGTTTCAGTACCGGGTCAACATCGTCGAGCTCGTCCCCGACGAGGAGAACGACACCGTCGCCTCCGAGGTTGAAACCAAGCAGGCCAAGTCCGCGGCCTACGAGGCCTGGGCCGCCGGCGAGCCGCAAGGCCCGAGCTACACGCTGGAGACGATCCCGCATCCGTGGATCCAGGCGGGAGACCTGGTCCGGCTGGCGGATCACCCGATCGCGGCCGACGGCGACTACCGCGTCGACGAGATCGAGCATTTGCACCAGGGCGGGCGGACGCGCTCGGTGCTGGCGATCCGGAGGATGGCGGCATGAGCACGCGCGCCATCGCCCAGTCCTTCGCCCGCATGACGCGCAGCGTCTCGGGCCGTCCGCAGGGTCCGGTGCGGGCGCGGGTCCTCAAGCAGGAATCCGCCGGCGGTCTGAACTGCGTCGACGTCGAGGTCCTGCGAACCGACGACAGCGTGGATCCCAACTGGCCGCCGATCCGGCGCATCGAGTGCCCGGTGTGGTTCTCGTCCGGAGCCGGGACCGGCGTTTACGTCAAGATCAAGCCCGGCACGGTGGTGCGGGTCGC